ATGATGTAGTCCATGCTTGGTCTAGATCTTCAACAGATGGGGTGTGGTCAGGGATGCCCTTGACCTTTTGAAAGTCATCAGCATTATCTATCTGCTTCCATGCAAACTTATCAAGTTCTCGATTCAGAGGGTCTCTTAACTTATCTTCGTTAAGGAACCTAGCTTCCCATGTATCATCAGCACCTTTACGCACCCACTTGCCAATAGACATCTCAGACTTGGCAGGCTGCTGCTTCATGAACTGTTCCCATGTTACGCCTTGTCTTGGAAACGATCTAATAAAATCGGGATTAAACATGCCGGGATGATACTGTTTACCTACAGTGCGGGATCCATCAGTCACTTCATCAATGAACCACTTGCGCTGCATGGATTTATTATGCTGTGACCAGCGTAATCCTAGCGCAATGCCGGGGTCTTCTTGGAAGAACTGATTCTCATAAGGTCTATCAAGAGGGTTAGGTGTACTCCCGCCAAGGTCGGCTTGCCTACCCATGTTGATTTCACTAATGGTTTTATTAGGGTCAACCTTACGAGACATCCTAAACCCAGCCTTGTAGATAGGCTGACCAAACTCATCGATACCTTCTATTAAATCTTTGTCTCGCTCTTCAATAAATTCTCTACCCGGTCGAGTAAGTAACCGAGGGAAGTAACCCTTTCCTTTTATGGGATCATAAGTTAAACCAAAGGCTTGCTCTAGTTCATGCCACTCATTGGTTCGGTCTTCCCATTCCTTTAGTAGCCTCTCCCCATCCTTGCCCAAGTCACGCTGATACTGTAAAGATATTGAGTTACCTGTGCCACGCTCCATAGAGTCACGAAACGCTCTTTGAACATGGGCAGCAGACACACCTAGTGTGCCAGACCTTTCTTTAAAGAACTTATTTAGCTTGGGTAATTCTTCTGCCATCTCTTTCTCCATACGTCTGAGATGGTTCTGGGCTGTACCATACACACCCTTTACTTGCTTACCCTTACCTACTGGAGCATTAAACCAACGAGCTACATCCTTCATGCCAATGCCATCACCAATAGGAAGCTCTTTATCGAACATGGTGTTCTTAGCTGAGGTAAGCTTCTTCGCTACACTACGGGGAGTGCCACGGGATATAGCTTTACCCAATCCTTTTATAGCACTCCCGCCTACATAAGTCAAGGGGTCTGTAGCTACATCACCAGCAAAGCCTAACACACCCTTGAGTATAGGGTTCATCTCATCAGGAAGAAAGTCTTGTGTCCTTACCTCTTCTTCGCCTCCCCAGCCACGCTCTGCACCTTTCCAGAACCCTTCTTCTGGAGTAAGATCTACACCACCGGCAGCTCTAAATAGGTCACCACCTATTGCTGATTCTTTTAAGCCAACCTTCAATGCTTGCGCTGGCTTCTCTAGTGCAGCAAGATAATCCATAACACCACGCTCACCCGTATTAGGAGCTATCCTATCAGAGTGAGTCTTTAGTAATTCAGATTTTAGAATTGATTGCTGTTTGTCTACCGGAAATTGTAGGAAAGCATCTGATACATCTGACTCAAAAGTTTGGCCTTTGAAATCAAATTCAATAGTAGGCATTATTGTTTTAGTCTAGGAGCACTAACCATTTCGCTCTCTGTAAGACCACCAGAAGCAACACTACCACCAGTCTGACCAGATAAAAGATCCCTCGCCTTTTCCCTCATCTCTTCCATCTTTCTATCACCAGTATATCCACCATAGATATCTCTTATTTCTAATGTTCCACCAGCGCCCCACTCTTGGGCTAACGCTAATACCGCCGCCTCAAATTGACCCGGTATCTTAGACATTTCAATAATCTCTTGCAAGCGATAACTCTTAGTACCCATACCAGTTGCTTCTGCTTTTCTAGCATCAGTAATAGCTTTCATGTAATCGGTAGCTGCTTTAGATTCAGCCTTATCAATCTCAAGGGTATAGCCGCTAACCTCTGCTGCCTTCTTCGGGCCAATATGCTTAACCAATCTATTATAAATAGTCTTAGCTGACTTAGGCACCTTGTTATCTTTGAAGACCTCTTCAATAATCTTAGCATCTTCAATTGAGCCTTTAGACTTTGCATCTCCCTTGAGTAATGCAATCGCATTCTCTACATACTTACTCTCCCTTCCCGGATTCTGGAATGATAACAAAATAGAATGAGACATTACTGTCTGCATGTTATCTAAGAAAGAATCACGCTCTTTCTGTCTTCGCTGGACAAGGCCCGGAAGTTGTGACTGAAAGGTATCAGGCACTTGAGCTGGGCCAGTAGGTACACCACCTAACCCTATAGGTAGTTGAGGTTGAGGCTGTTCTTTAGGGGTACCGTCTGGCCAGAGGGAGGAACCCACTAATCCCGCACCACCTAGAACCGCTGCTGTTGCAACTGGACGCCTTCTTGCAATCCCTGCTGGTACAGCTGGACTACCGGGAACGGCTGGTCTAGCTCCTGCTGTTCTTGCGCTAGGAGGATATACTCTTGTTCTCCCTCCCCTCGGACCAACTACAGTTCCTTCTGTTGGGCCAAGCCTACCACCGGGAGGTAGCCTAGTTCCGGGGTCTCCCGGTCTTACTGCTGGTCTCGGTAAAACTTCGGGTCTGCCCCTAGCTCCTCCGCGCCAGCCAGTGCCAGCGAAAGGTTTCTTACCTAGATTCCATAATGATTGTGCTGCTCTAATAGGCCACGCCATATTATCTACCTCTAAACATTGACGGCAGTGGAGCAAAAGCCCTACTAGCTGGACCTACTGATACTGCCGAATAGTAATCAGGATTGGGCGCTTCAGTACCCTTTACTAAGTCAGATAAAAACATCATCTTTAGCATACGTTTAAGCTTATCATCTTCAGTGATAGCCTCTCCTTCAACCGCAGAAGCTTCTGCTATCTCCTTCTTGAATGGACCAACTGGAGTACGCCCTCTTTCTCCACGACTTAGTGCTGCTGCTTTTTCAGCGTTAAAGCCACCCGGTCTAGCGACTGGGTATTGACTTGGGTCGGCAGCTACAGATCTAGTCGGTATCGCGACCGGCCCCGGCGGTTGAACCTTTTGAGGGGTCAGCTCCTGTTGTCCCGAACCAGCATCTTCTGTCCACTCCCATGCAATTGGTTTATTTCCTACACCGGGAGTATTTTGAGGGATTGGACCTTGATTCAATAAGGATGCCTCTGGTCCCGGCTTCATTCCAAAAGAAGCTGGAGTGATATTACGCACTATATCTTCTACACTTCTTGGTCGAGCAGCTTGTGCTGGTGGCACACCTGACTCACCGGCAAACCCTGTCGATGGTGGCCGACCTTGATACGGACTTGGACCGCCCCAAGGACGCGGAGGAACCCCCGGAGAACCCATCATCCTATCAAGTAGAGGGTCTACAACTCCCTCTTGAACAGCCGAAGCTCCACCCATTAACTTATCTTTCCAATACTTCCCGTAGTCCATATGCCATATTGCATGTGCCATTATTTTCTAGCTCCTGCCATTCCAGCCATCATAGACGACATCATTGGGCCACCAGCCGCCATGCCTAGACCACCAGCAAGGGCTGTAACCCACGGACTCGGACCACCCGGTCCAGTAGCCGTAGTAGTACCACCGTAATCGCCAGAGATCCCAGCAAGGTAGTTCTGAAGCCCAATGGTTGGAAGCTGTGACTCATAAGAGTAACGCTGCATGGACTCATCAATACCAGCCTGTTCCATCGCTCTTTGCTGCCCACCGATTGAACTCATTGCATCATACTGCTGTAGTGGCGCACCCATGATAGATGGATAGCGACCTAATGCACCGAGCCGCCTGTCTTGCGCGCTGCCATATGCATCAAACTGAGCCGTTGCAATCTTATTTGTAATGTCTTCTTGAGCAGCTGATACTGCATTAGCTTGAACAATGTCTCCTCTAGTAGAACCACCGGGGTTATACTGAGTGATCTGTTGTCGTATACCGGGTAGTACACTCCCTGTCAATTGAGACATTGCAGAGGCTCTAACAGCGTCAGCTACAGGATCAAACCTAGATGTATCTACTTCACCAGACATGAGACCAAGAGAAGCTTCCTCTGCAGCCATCTGTTGCGCCTGCGGTCGAGGGCCAGAGAGGTAGCCTAATGCCCCTGTCTGAGCTTCTGTCTGAGGCGCTGAAAATCCAGCCGTAGTTGGGCCTGAATAATAATCAGGAGTCATCGACCCTGATGAGTATAAATCTTCAGCCCTCTTGAAGCCTGTCTCTAAGAAAGGCTTCTGTTCGGCCCAAGGTTCTGTCCTTGTCGTGGTTGATTTGCTTCCTCCAGACATATTCTACTCCTCAAGTATCCTTAATTAATCTAACACCAACTAGTATATCTCGAACACCTTTGCCATCATCATCGTAAATTTCTGTGGTGCGAGCGCCCGGAAAATACGGGTAATAACCAAACTTATCTATATCTTTTTGTGTCCCGCTTTCGGTGTACTCTCCCCTATCCCACGTATAGTGAGGATATTCATAATGATACCCTTTAACATCTGGCATAGGTATACCAGCAGTAGCAGTAGAGCCACTAGCATCAAACGGGTAAGGCATTTGATCAGCTAACGAAAGATAGGGCGACGCCTCACCTAGAGTTCTTGATCCCGCAGCCTTACCATGCCTATCCCAATGCATCCTACCGTAGTCGGCTAGATTGGTTTTCCCATGCTTATCTTTATTAGAGAGAAAATCAGCCATTAAGTCTGGATACTTTCGTACATAGTTTCCAAATATACTACCGCCTCTGAAGTCTACAGGGACATCAGGAACCGGAGGGCGGGTATATGATAGAAGGCCCGGCGTTCCTGATCCGGCGTAATCGGCTGCTGTAATTCCAGCGGCAGCTAAGTAAGGTGGTAGTGCCATTAGTGTAACCTATGTCTGAGTTCTTTTGTATACACGGTATATGCGTCCTTCCATTCTGGTAATAGTTTTTTCCATCCCTTTCTCCCCCATAATTCTATAGCTGTACAACCATGCTTAACAGCAAAACCTTCAATCATTGCCTGAAAGTTTTTTATCTCCTTAAAATCTTCTCCAGCTAGAGATATAATTCGTAGTATTTTCTTTTGAGGGTACTGTATAAATTGCGTAACCATTGCAGCATTGATGTTATCATCGTCTTCATAAGCTACCCATAGTTGCATCTCACCCGTAGATAAGGGTTCAAGGAAGTCTTCTGGCTCTAGCTCTCCCTCAGAGTGCACTGCTGCTTTAGCTAACATAGGCGCAACATCCTCCCAAACGTAAGGAACATCATCAGGATAGAGTAGGTGTGGTTTCAAAGTTGTGTCCAAGTCCCGCTATTATTAAAGAAGTATATACCCTCTCCCGATCCCGGGTCCCAATCGACTCCATCTGCGTACCGAATATCACCCTTCCTTGGTCTAATAGGGGCTACATGCATGCACTCAAGCCTAAAGGTTGCTTGGTTAAAGAATATGCTTCCTATTCTTTTTAATTCAGTAACAAGATAGTTTCCTATATCTGCTACATCTTCTGGAAGTGGTCCCGGCTCGTATCTTGTTTCACTCTTAACAACTCGGTCAATAAACGTAGCCATTAATACTGCCTACTTCCTCTGGTGCCAGCGTTATCTACATCCAAAGCATAACCGTCTAGCTCCCAATCCATGTCACTAGTAGACTCGAACCTCACTGCATAGAACTTCCCCGTTCCTCTGACTGACACCTTCGACTGCGTATCAGGATCAAACAAGACAGGAGACTTCCAATCGTAATCCCCTTCAGTTGACATAGAGGTGCCTAGATAGACGTTGATTGAGTTAGAGCCGTTTATAGACATCTTAGGGTAGATTGCACTAATGCGTTTAACACCCGTATGATCTGGTTGACCTTGAGCATTCAAAGACAATCCAGTTCTTTCAACATAAGATGTCATAAGCACTGTGTTCTTCTTGTTGCCGGACCTATCTCTATAAAGTTTAGTGTTGGTTGGGTCAGCGAAGAGTAAGACCTTATCTTGCAGAGAATAACTCATCGTCCAGGGGCCGGTAATGGTAGCCCAAGAAACAGTAGCACTAGCCCATGTAGATGGAAGAACAGGATCACCTACGTTTCCATAACCCATGTGAGCAACATCAGGTATATCTTTTATAGTGAAGGTGTTTGTTATATAGTTCCATACTACAGCTTTGTTAGGTTCTACGGTCCCTGCGCCATCTGCCGTAAAACAGAATAGTATTTCAGTTCTTCCATAATCTGCAGCAACAAAGCATTTAGAGGTCTGAGCGCCATCAATAGACGTAAATACATAATCTCTTAACCTCTGTGGTAATACAGGCTTTAGTCTTTGCCCATCATTAACATAAAAGTTTCCTTTTCCAAAGATAGCGTGACCACCATCAAACTCCGCTACACAGTTAGTAGACATAGCTCCGATAGTGGGCGACAGCTGTCGGAAAGCAAAGATAAAGGGAGTGCCAACATACGTCATTGAGTATGTAGCATCTTCCTTATAAATCATAAAGGAATCACGAAGCTGCATACCATCCATTATATCGCCTTTGGTATCAGCTAACTCATATTCACCAGCATCTACTGTGCTGGTTGTTTCATTCCAACTTAATGGTGTAGTCTGAGTAGCCGCTTCTGTACTCCACTTTACCACTCTTGGGAAATTAACACCAGCTTGCTTTATATTCAACGCCACTAAGAAAGAGCGAAAGCCTCTCATTGAACGACAGTAGGTTGTTATAAAGACAGCATCACCATCTGAGTGGGTTGCCGCAGTGGTGCCGCCTACCCCTCTACCAATCCCTGTAAACTTAGTAGATGTCTTGCCTGTATAAGATATGTTCTCAGTGCCAACTGTAAACTGACCCGCTGTAGGAAAGTCTAAAGTAGAGTCCACTATAATCTCATCAGGGCTGGGAACCCCAGTTCCTGATATGGCTCCATTCAGCGCAGTAAGGCTGGGCCAGTTATTTAAGTCCTGCATCTTTTGAGATGACAAGACAGTACCGTCAGTTAAGGCCCAGTACTGCGGTTTATCATAAAAGTTGGTCATCACAAGGACGCCGCCTAGTATAGTAGATGTCCAAGTATCGTCCGCTGTAGAAGAATAGTCTCCACCACTGGCTCTAGTTATATCGTACCATATAGTAGATCGAGTAACGGTAGCTCCATCAGAATGAGATGCTGTTACAGTTGCTCCAGTAAATGTTGTAGCTGTTTTACCAGTATAAACAATATCCTCAGCACCTATTGTAATGGTACCGACAGCTTCAAAACCAACCGTACTATCAACAGTAATTGTAGTATCTACACTGGTAATTGCACCATCTAAGGTAGTGGTGGTTCCTGTATTGTCATAGCAATATATTTTACCCAAGCCACCAACAACCCAAAACTCTGGAGAACCTAGAGTTATTTGAGTTATGTGATATGGGGCTATAGGGCAAGTTGCCATTACCTCAGAGAAGCCGGGAGCCTTTCTTATAGAGCCTTCATCTGTTTTGACGTTGTTACCGTCACTCCAAACATTAGGCGGAAGCTCCCAAGGGCTTGTCTCTTTGGCAATACCAATCTGACCAACTCTATCAACAGCAATCATGGCCATTAAGGTTTCTCAGGCCATACTACATCTTCAGAGTTCTCTACGCTTTCAGGTAGATCACGCAATGCTTGACGGTAGGTTTCCATATCAGAAGATATGGTTACGTCAGACAGAGCATAGA